GCGGGGGCTATATTTAGGCATGAACAGATAATAGCATTGGAGGTGCTGACAAGCAACGTTTATGTTTACGATTTGGAGGTGAACGGACAAGCATCGTATGTCGCCAACGGAGTCGTTGTTTCGAACTGCCGCTCGACGTCCATTCCCGTGCTCAAGTCCTGGCGTGACCTCGGGATTGACGAGGACGAGGTTCCGGACACGACGCGCGCCAGTATGGACGGCCAGGTTCCGGCGAAAACGTCGTTCGAGGAATGGCTACGCAAGCAGAACGTCGGGCGACAGAACAAGGTGCTCGGCGCCGAAGTGGCGGAGCTATGGCGCAAGGGTCACCTGTCGTTTACCGATCTGCTCGACCAGTCCGGCCGCCCGCTCACCACGGAAGCGCTGCGCGCCAAGGCTCGCAAACGTTGATTTATGTTGACAAGCAACATATGCGTTGCTAGGTTGCGGATCACGCGGTATTATCAGTGAGGTAAAAATGTCTCTCATCGGAACGTCTCTCGACGCCGCAACATCAACCGGACCGGGCGCACCCCTGCTGTTCGACGAACCGAAGTCTGTTTTCACTATTCAGACCTCGTCGTCCGTCGGCACTACTTACGAGGTTGCCTTCGAAGCGACGGTTGACGGCGTGAACTGGCGTTCATTTTCGGAAACGATCAGTTCTGATACTATTCTTTCGTATGGCGGAAACCTCGTCGTCATGGGCGTTCGAGCCAATCTGCTTTCCGTTTCGGGAGGTAACGTCTCGGCGACGATCGCAGTTCAGCGAGAATCAGTTATCGCGACAAAACGCGACGCGTAATCAAACGTGAAAACCGTTTGTACCGTTCTCCGCTCCGGCGGCGAATATAACACGGAAGATGTTGCGAGATTGCGCGATGGCGTGTTGCAACATCTTCCTTACGCTCGGTTCGTTTGCTTTTCTGATGTTCCGGTAGCTTGCGAGCATATGCCGTTGCGCCAAAATTGGCCCGGGTGGTGGTCGAAAATGGAATTGTTCGACCCGAGCATTCCCGGCGACTGGCTTTATTTCGACCTCGACACAATGTTCGTCGACGATCTTTCCGACATCGCCGCTGTCGACTCCTTGACGATCATGCGCGACGTTTACCGACCGAACGGGCTGCAGTCGTCCATGATGCATATCCCGCAATCCGTCAAGGTGGAAATCTGGCGCGCGTTCTGTGCCGATCCGGCCGGCCATATGGCGCGCTGCACGACCTCAGATTGTTGGGGTGATCAAGGCTTTCTTGAAGGATTTTGGCTCGATAAGGCTTCGCGCTGGCAGGACGTCTGCCCGGGTCGCGTCGTCTCATACAAGGTTCATGGCGTTACGCCCGACGCGGCCGTGGTCATTTTCCATGGGCGACCGAAACCGAGGGACATAGGATGGAACTTGACCTGAAAGGCTTTCGTAACGAGCGCGGGTTTCTATGGCCGGCGACCGATACAGAATGCGCGGCCGTCGTGTTTGATACGGCGATTGACCTTGATCACGCGTTGCCGCACGTCAAGGACTATTCATTGTGCGTGCAGGCAGGTGGCAACTGTGGCATCTGGCCTCGCTGGTTGGCCGACCGGTTTGGAATTGTTCTGACGTTCGAGCCGGATCACCTAAATTTCACGGCCTTAACCGTGAATACTCATGACAAGTCGAACGTGGTTCGTGTGCAGGCCGCGCTCGGGCACACCCCGCGCATGATCGGGCTAGAGCGCGAAGCCGGGAACTGCGGCGCCCATTTCGTGTCGGGCGCAGGCATTGTTCCTACTGTCCGTATTGACGATCTGGCGCTACCCTCTTGCGGCCTGATCTGCTTGGACATTGAAGGATCGGAAATCGACGCGCTGAAAGGTGCGCTCAAGACGATCGCCGCGCATCGCCCGGTTATCGTGATCGAGGACAAGGGATTGTCCGAGCGGTTCGGTCATAAGAAGGGCGATGCGGAACAATGGCTAGCGGGTGCGTTCGGCTACACGGTGACCGCTCGTCCTCACCGTGATGTGGTTCTCGTATGTCAATAGCGGCCGTGCTCGGCAGTTCGAACCGAGCGTTCGAAGAATTGGAATACCTGCGGACAATCGCGAAGGTCGACGCCGTGTTCGCCGTCAACGATGCGGCAGCACAATATCAGGGCGACCTGGCCGCGTTCGTGACGCTGCACCCGGAAAAGTTGGTCCCTTGGACGACCAATGCGGGCGTTCGTCACCCGGGCTGGCTGTCAATTCGTTCTCATGTTGACAAATTACATAAAACGTGCGAGATTATCGCGCACGAAGCTGGCCCGGGAGTTACCCGGGTCGTCGATTATTGTTGGCCAGGAATGGTTGCGTCAGGTTCATCGGGTTTGTTCGCCGTGAAAGTCGCCCTCGAAAAGTTCGAGCGCGTCGTTTGCTGCGGTGTTCCCATGGACGTTAATCGAAACCATTTCGACAGCGTCGAGCCGTGGTACGAAGTTAATTCGTTTTGGGAGACCTGGTGCGAACAGGCCTATGTCCACATCAAGGACCGAGTTCGGTCCATGTCTGGACGAACCGCCCAATTGCTCGGCATGCCGACGAAGGAATTCCTTGCCGGCGGGATGCCGGCGTTGCAGTGAGCGGGATGCTTTAAATGGCGATTGCGTATGTTCTTGATTCGGTTGACGGACTGTCGGACGAACTCAAGACGGAGTACACGGAAAAGGACGGCAAATTTTATCTGAACCTCGAAGGCGCGAACGACCATTTCGTTCCGCGATCCGACTACAAGAAAGTGAACGACGAGTCGGCCGCACGGCGCCAGGCCCTCGCAAGCTGGAAAAAGCTCGGGTTCGACACGCCGGAAGCCGCACTGGAAGCTTTCGAGTCGCACAAGCAGATTGCCGCCAAGGCCGGCGACACCAACGCCATTCTGAAACAGAAGCAGACGGAATGGGACACCGAGCGTGCGGCCATGGCCGCCGAGCGCGACGCGGCGCGCGCCAGCGAGCGCAGCGCGGTTGTCGAGGAACGTTTGACCGGCGCACTCGCCAAGGGCGGCGCGACGGCGGAAGGGCTCGAACTGCTTCCCGAGCGGTTCGGCAACAGGATCAAGTTCGAGACGGTCGGCGGTAAGCGGGTCGTCAAGATCATGATGGCCGACGGCGAGACGCCGATGGCCGGCAGCGCATCGGATGGTTCGGCGACGCTCGACGACCTCGTTGCGGAAGCCAAAAAGAAATTCGCCTCACTGTTCAAGGGCGAAGGCGGCGGCGGCGGCGGTAAGTCGCCGACGGAAGGAAACGGCGGCGGGCGATCCGGCGTCACCAAGAAATCCGACTTCAAGACGGCGAAGGAACGTAACGAGTGGGTCAGCAAGAACGGCCCCGACGCGTACATGAAATTGCCGGACTGATTTCGGGCGGAATCTGGATCACAAACCCGTAACGAGGAAAAGTACAAATGGCCGATTATCTGGCTTCGAACTTCAAGGTCTATCAGGAATATATGAAAACCCGCGCGGCGGAAACGCTGCAGCAGAACGCGGACGTTTTCAACGCGGCCACCAACGGCGCCATCGTCATGCGCACCGTCGAGAAGCCCGGCGACTACGAATACGAATCGTTCTTCAAGGACATTCCGAATCTCGTGACCCGCCGCGACGTCACCACGAACGCGGCTGCCACCAAGCTTTCGATGCTGCAGGACGAGTTCATTCGCGTCAAGCTGAACCGCAAAATCGGCCCGGTGGATCAGAACCGCGACTCGTTCCGGAAGCTGTTCGCGCGCTACAGCGAAGCCGAATTCGCCGACATTCTCGGCGGCCAGATTTCGGTTGCGCAGCAACTCGACATGGTCAACTCGGTGCTGCTCGCGGCCCGCGCTGCCCTGGTCAACGTGCCGACCCTGCTTTCCACCGTTTCGAGCAACGGCACGCTCGGAACCACTTCGCTCGTGGACGGCCTGGCCAAGTTCGGCGACGCCGCGAACCGCATCGTGTGCTGGGTCATGCACTCCAAGCCGTACTATGACCTCGTCAAGCAACAGATCGTCGCCAATATCGACGGCGTCTCGAACTTCGTCGTCGCGCAGGCAACGCCGATCACCCTGAACCGCCCGGTTCTGGTGACCGACTCCGACTCGCTCAAGGCTGGCTCGCCCCTCGACTATTACACCTTGGGCCTGACCGCCTCGGGCGCCCTGTGCGAAGTCACCGAAACGCAGGACATCCTGATTGACGACGTCAGCGGCGGCGAGAACATCCTGACCCGTATGCAGGGCGAGTTCGCCTACAACATCGGCTTGAAGGGTTTCAAGTACGACGTGGCGAACGGTGGCCAAAACCCGAACGCGACTGCGGTCGGCACCGGCACCAACTGGGACAAGGCCGCGTCGTATGACAAGGCCCTGGCCGGCATCGTCATCAAGAGCCGCTAAGCGGTCGGTGAATTCTAAGGACGGCCCGATTCGTCGGGCCGTCTCATAGAGTCCACTCGAACCAAAGCGGGATGCTTTATGGCCAAAGAACTGACCCTGATTTTCTTCGGAGTTGATGGCGAAGCCGCCAAAAAGGACG